CCTACGGCGGCGGCAGCCCGGACCCGCAGTTCTTCTCGGCAGGCATCGGCGTGGACACGACAAGTGCCGCTGGCGCTGAAGCTCTCCAGGGGTCAGTCTTCAGCTTCACCGGGCCAGGCAACGGGCTGACCATCCTGACCAGCCCGCAGAACGGGTCACCGCAGAAGCGCATCACCTACGACACGTTCCCGTTGATCGAGGTGGTCGGCACTGAGAATGGCAGTAAGCCTACGATCGGCAACCTCATCACGCTCCAGCCGTCTGCGCTGGCGGTCGGGTCGGCCTTCTCGGTCAGCGTCCCGTCCATCACGTAACCACGGATCCCGGAGACGCGGCCCACTCCAAGCCCGATATGTCCCCTGCATTACCCCCCGGGGGGACCTCCGGCTCAGCCCTGTCTCCGCTTAAGGCGGCGGGTACCCCCAAGCCCGCCGCCGTCATATAGGAGAGCCCGGCACCTCGCAAAGAAGCCCCTTGCCTTGCAGGTGCCGGGCTCTTCCTTTGCCCGGGCTGCATACTAGGCACATGACCTGGACAGCAGCCATCGCGGCAGCACTGGCGGCGCTCGCCATGATCGGCCAGGACCTGCTGTCTACCTGGCTCGTCCAGGCAGAATCGGAGTACCGGGCGACCCGCGCCGGGGTGCTCGACACGCTGAACTGGCCGATGGGCATGGCCGTGACATTCACCACAGTCGAGGCGCTGCAAGGCCATGACCTGGCGCTGAAGATCGCCGTGTGCGCGGCGGTCAGCGCCGCCAACTACACCGGCACCAGCACGGCGGTGCTGATCGGCAGGCACATCAGGGACCGTAACCCGCAGCGGTGCGCGTGCGGCTGCCCCGGGGCAAACCGGAAAACCGCATAATGTGCACATGAGACGCCCCCTGCTCCTGCTCTCCGCCGCCCTCACGCTGCTCGCGGCCTGGTCGATGATCTGCCACCCGTGGGGCTGGCTGTACGGCATCGGCGTGCACCCGTACCCGGCGTCCAGCTCGACCCCGTGGACCTACCAGGCGCTGTCCGGGTTCATCCCGGCGCTGGCGGTCCTGACCCTGCTCGGCGCGGTCGCCTCCTGGTGGCACCACATCAACTGCCACAAGCCGAAGTGCTTCCGCAAAGGCAGGCACATCATCAACGGCACGCCGTGGTGCGATCTCCACCAGGCCGAGGCCAGGCCGGAGACCAGTGACAACGAGCTGCTCCAGCAGATCCTCACCGAGATCTCACTGACCCGCGAGATGCTGCGAGAGCGGCTGTGAGCCTGAACAAGCACCACAGGGGCGCGGTACGCGTATTCGGGCTGGCTGTCTCGCTAGATATTATTTTCGGCATCGTGTTCTCGTTCGCCGAGCACGTCAGCACGGCCGAGGGCCTGTACTACGCCACCGCCACCGCGACCACGGTCGGCGCGGATATCCAGCCGCGCGGCTGGCTGGCGCACGTGCTGACAGTGGCGATGATGGCCACGATCATCCCGCTGTTCGCCGCGACATTCTCGCTGCTCACCACCGGCCTGACCGCTGACCACATCGACAGGAAGCATGATGATATGAAGCGGCACGTCAGCAGGGAGGCGGCCAGGTCATGACCAGGGAACAGCAGGTTGCCAGGCACATCGCCGCGCACGGCAGCATCACGGCGGCCGAGTTCGCGCTCGCGGCCGGGATCAGCAAGGAGACGGCCAGCGCTCAGCTCAACGAGTTCGCCAAGAAGGGCGTCATCGCTCTGGGCACCCGGCATACCCGGGGGCAGCCGAGTGTCTACGTCGCGGCGGAGAACCCGGTACCGCCGTCCGCCTTCCCGGCGAACGGGCCGCGCGCACCGGGTTTCGGCCAGGCCAGGTGCCAGACGGGCCGGTGCGGCAACCAGGAAGTAGAGGGCCTGGAGCACTGCATCCTGCACGTGCCGGACGAGTACCTGGACGAGGCCGAAGAGATCACCGGCATCCGCCGGTGCCGGAAGCGGTTCGGCCAGCCGGACGCCTGCCGGATGTACGCGGTCGCGGGCACCGAGCCGCCGATGTGCGGCGAGCATGGCGCGAACCTCGGCAGTGGCAACCGCAAGCAGGCTACCCGTACCGTGTTCGAGGAACGTGCGGCGGCGCGGCTGGCGGAGATCCTGGCCGGGGACGGCGAGAAGCTGATCCACCCTGAGGGCATCGCCGACCCGCTCACCGAGCTGCTTAACCTGGCCGCCGAGATCAAGGCGGGCAAGGAGATCCTGAAGTTCGTCGTCGCCCACCTCTACAGCCAGGAACGGATCCGGTACGCGCACAGCAAGGTCGGCGAGCAGCTGCGGATGGAGATCATCCTCTACGAGCGCTCCCTGGAACGCTACGGCCACATCCTGATCCAGATCAGCAAGCTGAAGATCGAGGACCGGCTAGCGGGCGTACGGGAGCAGACCGCAGCTATGCTCGAACGCGCGCTCGACGCGGCGCTGGAGGCATCCGGCGTGGGCATCGACGGCAAGGAAGCGGCGAGGGAACAGTTCCGGAGGCACCTGAAAGTAGTCGCATGACGCCCGGCTCACTCATCTGGGAGAAACATATGACATTGCACGTGACCCGTGACGGTGACAAGATCACCATCCACGGCAACATCAACAGCGACGTCACGGCGGAGAACGGCCGGATTACGCACGTCGGGATCACCGAGGACGTGCGGCATGTCCGCCAGGTCTGGGGGCAGCTCGGACGCCTGCTGGCCGAAGCCGAGGGCACCACGCCGGGCCAGCGGCTCTACGAGCGGTACTCCGACCATACGGACGGCACGTCGCTGGTCAACGGCGACCAGCTGCCATCCTGGCCGGAGAACGAGCAGAAGTACCGTGACGCCTGGGAACACACCGCCGGGGCCTGAGTGGACAACGCCGACGCAGGCGCGCTGGGCCTCCTGGACAGGCGGCTGAAAGCCGCGCCGGAGGACCCGCGCCTGCGCTGGCGGAAGATCGCCCGGCCCAGCCAGCTGCTCCCGCCGGTCACCGACGACTGGCGGGTGTTCTATCTCCAGGGCGGCCGGGGCAGCGGGAAAACCAGGTCCGGCGCGCAGGCGCTCAGCGAGATCATCCTCGCCGACACCTCCGGCGACGGCCAGTACGGCGTGATAGCCCCGACCTACCGTGACGCCTGGACCGTCATGATCGAGGGCGAGAGCGGCCTGCTGGCCGCGCTCGGCACCACGGCCGGGGAAGTCAAGCACGGCAAGTCCAGGATCGTGGAGTACGCCTACCGGTCCTACGGCGAGATCGGGCTGCGCAACGGCCACACCGTCTACGTGGACTCCGCCGACGACGGAGCGCTCCGCGTCCAGGGCAAGAACCTGCGCGCGGCCTGGTGCGGCGAGATCGGGCTGTGGCAGCGCTGGGACACGGCGTGGAACGAGTCGCTCCGGTACGCGGTCCGGCAGGGCGTGTCCAAGATCATCGCGGACGGCACCCCGAAAGCATCACGCCCGGCCCGCGCGCTCGTGCGGTCGCTGATCCGCAACGAGCCCGAGCACGGCGGGGTCATCGTCCGGCGGCTCCGGACCATCGACAACATCAAGAACCTGTCCGCCGGGTTCTACAAGGCCGTCGTCGGCGCGGCCAAGGGCACCCGGCTCGAACGCCAGGAGCTAGAGGGCGAGCTGCTCGATGACGTCGCCAACGCGCTCTGGCTCCGCGACCAGCTCGCCGCCATCCAGGTCCCGCCGGTCGGCGGCGAGGGCGGCATCCCGCACCTGCACAGGGCTGTCATCGGCGTGGACCCCAGCGACGGCAACGAGACCTCGGACGAGCAGGCGTACACGATCACCGGGCTCGGCGGCGAGCTGCTCGACACCCTGTACGTGGCGAAGAACTGGGGCGGCCAGATGGCACCGGCCGCGTTCGCCCGCAAGGTCATCATCGAGGCCGTCGCCTGGAACGCCCGGATCGTGGTCGAGCGCAACCACGGCGGCGCATGGCTGAAGTCCACGTTCTACCAGGTGATGAAGGATCTCCAGCGGTCCGGCCAGATCCCGCGCGGGAAGACCCCGGCCGTCGAGACCGTCTGGGCGTCCAACGCCAAGCGGACCCGTGCCGAGCCGGTGTCGGCGCTGTACGAGCGCGGCGTGGTCCGGCACTGCAAGATGATCGAGCCGGACCTGGAAGGCCGCCCGTACCCCGTGTCGATGGTGGACCTCGAAGACCAGATGTGCATCGCCCAGGGCGAGCTGGTCACCACGGCGCGCGGTGACATCCCGGTCGAGCAAGTGCGGCCGGGCGACTACGCGTTGACCCGCTGCGGCTGGCAGCGTGTCTACCGCGCCGGCCTGACCGGGGTCAAGGACACGGTGACGATCGAGACGGGCAACGGCTCCGTTACATGTACCAACGACCACCCTGTATACGTATCCGGATCAGGGTTCATCAGGGCGGATGAAGTACAGACAGGGGATACTCTGGTCTCATGCCGCGTACCCCCGTCAACCCGTTCGTCGAGTACAAGGGCGAGAAGTACTACCGGGACAAACGGGACGGCTACTACAAGACCAGCCGGACGCGCGGCAGGCTTCTGCTCCACCGGACGATCTGGGAGGACGAGCACGAGCAGGTCGTCCCGCCCGGCTGGCATGTTCATCACATCGATCACGACCGGGGTAATAACGACGGGGCCAATCTGGCCGCCCTCCCGGCCGGGGACCACCACCGCAAGCACATCACCGAGGACGGCCCGCGCGGCGCGTTCGCTGACCCGTTCGGGGTCCGCAGCGCCAAGCGGAAAGACGAGTGGCGACAGCGGAAGCCGCGCAAGTACACCTGCGCTGAGTGCGGGAGCGAGTACACCTCCAGATCGAACAAGCCGACGTTCTACTGCTCTCGCCAGTGCTGCGACCGGGCTATGCACCGACGTCGTGCGGAGCGTGCGCGCGAGCGGCGCGCGGCCGGTCTATGACCTGTCCGTCGAAGGGCAGCCGGAGTTCTTCGCGGGCGGCCTGCTCGTGCACAACTGCACGTTCACCGGCGCGGCCGGGGAGCGGTCACCGGACCGGCTCGACTCCCTCGTCTGGGCGTGCTGGCCGTTCCTGAACGCCAGTTTCGCGCCGCCGTCCGCCGCGTCCCGGTTCGAGTGGGCGGTCAAGGCGGAAATCGAGGCTGAGGCGGGCGTCAGCCTTGAGTCTGATGACTCCGGCATCCGGCGGCGGCTGAAAGGCGCGCACGGCGGGATGCTCACCGGGCTGGCTGATCAGTGGAGCATCGAGGACTTCGCGCCGGATGACGACGACGCGCCGCAGGACCCCGGGCCGCGCGGGTCAGTCCATACCTGGCGCTGAGCGGTTACCATCAAGCCCAGGAGGTTCACGGATGCCAACCGGACCGGGCTTTAACATCCCTGGCGGCGGGCGCGCGGTCGAGTTCCCGGACATCGCTCCCAAGGGCAGCCCGCGCAGCGGCGGGCGCGCGGCGCTGATGGGCCAGGAGATCGGCACTCAGTTCGACTGGGGCCAGCGGCTGTTCGCCTACTACGGCGAGGGCGACGTCTTCGACTACGGCGAGTGGGGCTCGCGGGACATGAAGGTCATGTTCGCCCGCGACGGCATAGCGTCGGCCATGGCCCAGGCGCTCACCCTCCCGATCCGGGGCGCTCCCACGCTCATCGAGGGCGGCAAGAGCGATAAGGGCGAAGCGGAATTCTGCCAGGGCGTACTGCTGACACCCGACACCGAGGGCGGCATGCGCACCCCGATGACCGAGCTGATCGGCCAGGTGACCAGCGCGCAGATCTACCGGCGGGCGTTCTTCGAGAAGACGTTCAAGATCCGCGACAGCGACGAGAAGATCATTTACGACAAGATCGCGTACCGGCCGCCCGCCACCTGCCAGGCCCGGTACAACGACCGGTCCGGCGAGGCGAACGGGTTCCGGCAGCAGGTCTGGCTGTTCGGCGGGAACCTGATGCTGATGCGCAAGCAGAAGGTTCCTGGTTACGTCGATATACCCAAGGTACGCAGTTTCATTTACACGCACGGAAAGTACCGTGAACCGCTGACCGGTGTCAGTGAGATGGAGGTAGCGTACTGGTGCTACCAGACCAAGATGAAACTCCTGTATCTCTGGTACCACTTCCTGGAGAACCAGGCACTGCCGCGCACCGTGGTCTACGGCAACGACCAGCCGGAGGCCAATGACCGCGCCAGTGACATCGCCTCGCTGAAGTCGAGCGGCGTCGTCGGCCTGGTCCGGCCGACCGAGGGCCAGAAGACCTTTGACATCCTCGAACCGTCCGGTGACGGCGGGTCGTTTTTCAGCGCCGCGCTGACGTTCCTCGAAGAATGGCAAGTCATGTCGATCCTGGCCGGGTTCCTCAACCTGGTGAATTCCGGCAGCCGGGGCAGCGGCGGCGGCGCTGGCGCGGGCGGGTCGCGCGGCGGCAGCTTCGCCATGTCCGCCGACCAGTCGAGCTACTTCATGGGCAGCCGCGAGACGATCGCCGCCGAGATAGCCGAGGCGATGAGCTACGACGTGCTCCGGCCGCTTGTCGTGCTGAACTTCGGGAGCGGCGCGACGTTCCCGAAGTTCAAGTTCGGGCCGATGGAAGACGCGGACAGCCAGGGGCTGCTCACCCTGTTCGGCCAGCTCGCCGCCGCGCCGCAGATGAATATCCCGATCCCGGTGTTCGACCTCATTTGCGAGCGGATGGCGACGATCCTGAACCTG